GATTGGAAGTGCGGTTAATACTCTCGCAGTTACCGGACGAGCCACCCACAGAAACATCGTCAACATTCCCAAAGCTGGATCTTTCTATGGCAAGTCCATGCGAAAGATCTTCAGTTCACGTCCCGGCTTCGTACTCGTAGGAACTGATTCCGATGGTTGCCAATTAAGAATGTTGGCTGGTCGGATGAATAATCCGGCCTACACTGAAGCCCTAATCAACGGAGATAAGAAACGTGGAACTGACAATCACTCTCTCACGGCAAGAATCGGAGAACTTGAATCCCGAGACATTGCAAAGAACGTTATGTACTGCCTTCTCTTCGGTGGCGGTGATGCTAAGCTTGCAAAGACTGCAAAGAAGCCCCCCGGAACTGGTCCTGTCCTCCGAGACAAACTTTATCGGGGACTTGAAGGTCTCGGCGAGCTTATGGAAAAGCTTACCAAAGAATGGAGATTAACAGCTAGACAGCGATACAATCCTAAATTCAATCGAATGGAATACTTTGATGGAACCATCACTGGTTTAGATGGTCGTCCCATTAGAGTTCCATTTGAGCATCAGCTCCTCGTGTACCTGCTTCAGTCAGACGAAGCAATAATGATGACCAAGGCTTACAACTTACTCTGGGAAAGACTCTCAAAGAGATACATATTTGGAGTTGATTTTGGTGTTGTTTGTTATTATCATGATGAGTACACGATTGAATGCCGTGTAGAGATTGCAAATGATGTGAAGGCTATCTCTGAGCAGTGTATTGTAGATGCAGGTTTATTCTACAATATCTCTTGTCCACATAAAGGAGAAGGAAAAATTGGAAAAAATTGGTATGCAATCCATTGATCGCTCGTGGGCAAGCAAATGGAATGGGTATACGGCTCTGAGTTCAGGGTCAATCCTAAACAAAGACTTTTCACTCAAACGACTGAAAACTAATCGAAAAGGGTACTTATTTACTAACTTTTACTATGAAGGTAATAGCCATTGTCATCTAGCTCATACTGTAGTTTGGATGGCGTTCAATGGACCTATACCAGATGGTTACGAAGTCGATCATATTAATAATGATCGTAAAGATAATCGGTTAGATAATCTACAATTACTCACGAAGTCCGAGAATAATACGAAAGCGTATAACTCTGGAAATCGTAATTTCCTTTTCGGACAAACAAATCCGAATAGTTTAACAAGAAAGAAAGCTAAATGAACAAGAAGATTAAGACAATTGAAGAAGCTGTTGCAGATGTGGTTGCTGGTCCCGTTAACAAGCAAAACCTCAAGATCACTTTGAATAGTGATGCATTGTGGGAAGCGCGTAACATGCGAGAACTTCGTAAGATTGAAACTCCAGAGGATTTTGAAGGTCCTGATTTTAAGGACATCATGGGGTATCAAATCTCTGGTGAGTGGGTGGCTGTGTCTCTCAAGGATGGCACCACTTACGTCTACCCGAAGGGCTCTATCGCCCGTGTCAAGCACTACAACACTCAGGAGTAATCAATGGGTCTCAATGCTAAGAATGTAAAGGTTGACCGTCCTCAACAAGAAGTGCTGGAAGCCGATGTCTATCGTGCTCGCCCAGTGCAGATTATTGATCTGGGCCTTCAGCCTCAGCGTCCCTACCAGGGTAAGGACAAGCCTCCAGTTCAAGAGCTGATGCTCACTTATGAACTGTGTGATGAATTCATGAAGGATGATGATGGCAACGAGATCAAGGACAAGCCTCGCTGGATCAGCGAAACGCTCCCTTTCTATGGCCTCTTTGCTGACAAAGCGAAGAGCACGCAACGGTACAATGCTTTTGATCCTACCGGTGCTTTTGACGGTGATTTCTCTCGTTGTGCTGGTGTTCCTATCAACCTGACGATTGTCAACAACGTTGTCGGTGATAAGGTGTACAACAATGTTGGTAACGTTGCCCCTATGGCTGCTAAGAAGGCAGCCACTTGCCCTGAACTGGTGAACCCAGCTAAGGTGTTTGATCTGGACAATCCTGACATGGATATCTTCAATGCCCTTCCTGAGTGGTTGCGTGACAAGATCAAGGCTAATCTTAACTTCCAGGGCTCCCCATTGCAACAAAAGCTGGGTAAAGCTGGCAATGCAACGCAGAAAGATACTGGAAAGGTCGTTCGGGACAACGACAAACCAGTTTCGGATAATGAGGCGGAATCAAATAATCCATACTAATGAAGCCTCTGATTGATGCAGAAGTGAAGCAATGTAGGGTTTGTAAAGAAGATAAACCGTTAAAAGCGTTTCATCTAAACAAATCCTGCAAGCAAGGTGTGGTTGGAACTTGCCGAAGTTGCACTGGTGAGAGGATCTCTAGTTGGTATAAAACCAATAGGCCTCGCCGACAATCTGTTGCTAATGAAAAGAACAGATCGAGAAAACAAAAAGTAGTGGATTATTTTGGCGGGAAATGCCATGATTGTTCTGGTATTTTCCCTAACTGCGTTTTTCAATTTCACCATCTTGACCCATCACAAAAGGACATCAACCCAAGTGGTGCAATGGCACGAAATGAGGAAACTATGTGGATTGAACTGAAGAAGTGTGTGATGTTATGTGCTAATTGTCACATGATTCGTCATCACTATAAAGGAAAGGAGGGCGTCGATGAAACCACTCATTGACGCAGATTAGGTATCCTCTTATACGAGGTTGGTTTTGCTGCAGAGGTAGGATGGAAATCTCCCGGCTTCCCTCCTTTCGATTATGTAGCTGAATTGCTAGACAATCGAATTGATAACATCTGTGCAATGGTGGGAGCGACGGAAAAGCCTATCCTCTTCCTCACAGGTGCTACAAACTTCCGTACAGAGATTGCGAAGTTTAGGCCATACAAGCAACGAAACAGTCTGAAGCCTTGGCACTACAAGAACATCAAGGCATACATCAAAGGTAAGTATGAACATTCAATCGTCGAAGGATTGGAAGCAGATGACCTTATGGGCATTGCACAAACCGAAGCTCTTCGGAAGGAAGTTCCGACAGTTATATGCTCAAGAGACAAAGATCTTCGAGCTGTACCTGGATGGCACTATGGTTGGGAGCTGGGACGTCAGCCTCAATACGGTCCCAAGTTTGTACAAGGTCTCGGAGAACTACGACTGTCAGATGATCGAAAGTCCGTCAAAGGTGAAGGCTTATTGTTCTTCTACTCGCAATGTCTCACCGGAGACAGCGTGGACACTGTGCCAGGACTTCTGGGATGCGGCCCCGTAAACGCCTTTAATTTACTCAGTACGTGTCAGAGTGAGTACGAAGCATTTAATCGTGTCCTAGAGGCTTATAGGACCCTTCATGGGGGTCTGGCAGAAGACATGCTATTGGAACAAGGTCGTCTGTTATGGATGACGAGGGAGCTTGATGCAGAAGGGAAACCGATTCTTTGGCAATTTCCAAAACCAGAAACGGTGGACAATGGACTCCAGGTAGACGAAAATCTTTCATAATTTCGATTCTGCGGTCTGGGACCATGAAGTATCCTCCCAAGTACCTCACGCTTAATCAAGCAAAGACGGAGAAAAAGGTCAATACGAAAACTAATCGTATTGCACAGCACTATCTTTGTGCTGTATGTCGAAAAGATTTCCCAAGCAAAGAAGTGCAAGTTGACCATATTGTACCAGTTGTATCCTCTAAAGGATTCACAACTTGGGATGATTACATCAACAGACTTTTTTGTGAAAAGGAAAACCTACAAGTCTTATGTTTGGAGTGTCATGGATCAAAAACAGAAAAGGAAAGAGTACATAGCTCTTTGGAAGGCGAATAACCCGGGGAAAGTAAAAGCAATTCGTAAAAAGTATTACGAAGCAAATAAAGCCTATATGTCCAGTAGGCAAAGAAAATATCAACTTAGAGATAAGTATGGTATAACTGAAGCTGATTATGATAAGATGTTTACCGATCAAAACGGCAAATGCGCTATCTGTGGGACTGAAAATCAAACAGGTAAGTGGCAACGTTTTGGAGTAGATCATTGTCATAAAACAGGTAAAGTGAGAGCCCTTCTTTGTAATGAATGTAATCGCGGAATGGGCTTGTTAAAGGACGACAAAATGCTGTTAAGGAAAGCAGCAGACTATTTAGAATTTCATGAAAAAGAAAGAAAAGATGCCTAACTATAAAGGTTTCGATCTGTTTGATGACATCGAAGACGAAGCTCTTCGCACCCGTAATCGTGCTGTCGTATTGGCCAACATGGTAGAAGACAACACTAAGAATCGTTTGGTAAGCCCTAAAGGTGCCTCTCTAATCCTAGGATACTTTAATACTCTGCGTCCTGCTGATCGAGAAGCTGTCCGTGTCAAGTTTATGGAGTTTGTGGCGCAACGTGGATACTCAACAATCACAGCCTAAAGTACGAGAGTTTACCAGCGGGGCTACACGCTCCCAAGATGCTACACGCTACGATCCTGAAGCATTCCTCTCACCTATCGTCATTGAACGATTCTGTGAGTACATGAATAAGCATCGTCTGCAACCTGACGGTTCTGTTCGAGATGGGGATAACTGGCAAAAGGGAATCCCCATTCCCACTTACATGAAAGGAATGTGGAGACACTTCCTTCATCTGTGGACTCGTCATCGTAACTTTCCAGTTCAAGATAAACTGGCTGCAGCAGATTCAGAAGAAGATCTCTGCGCTATCATTTTTAATGCTCAGGGGATGCTCTTTGAGCTTCTGAGAAAGAAATATGAGCCACTGTAAATTAGTCTGGATTACACCAGACGCTGAGAACTTAGTGACTTACATTGCTAAGGTGAGCAATCCAGCTAAACAAGATGAACCGTCTGAGAAGCTGATTCCTTATTGCATTCGGAATAAGCATTGGTCACCTTTTGAGATGGTGAATATGTGTGTGGAGATTAACACCTCTCGCACTATTGCTAGGCAGATTCTTCGTCATCGTAGCTTCTCCTTCCAGGAGTTCAGCCAACGATACGCCGATGTGTCTACTCTCCCTACCATGGAGTTCTCTAAAGCTCGCAAGCAACATCCTACCAATCGTCAGAGTAGCATCGAACTCGCTGATGATGATCCCTTGCATGCTTGGTGGCATGAAGCACAGACATCTGTTGCAGATGCTGTCTACCGTGTCTACAAGAGCGGCTTGGAACATGGTATGGCTAAGGAAGTGGTTAGGGACATCCTCCCTGAAGGCCTCACCCCTAGTCGTATGTATATGAATGGTACTCTCCGTAGCTGGCTTCATTACGTTGATCTCCGATCTGGTAATGGCACTCAGCTTGAACATCAAGAAGTGGCTAAGCAAATCAGGGAGATCCTCTCTCAAGCCACTCCCATCATTTGGAAAGCGTTTAACGCAGTATGAACATAGTCGCAGCTACAGGCCACCGTCCCGATAAGCTAGGAGGCTATAGCCACGAAAATCTAATTAAACTCGTCAAGTTTGCAAAAAAGCACCTAGATGGAGTAGATAAAGTAATCAGTGGGATGGCTTTAGGTTGGGATACGGCAATGGCAATGGCTGCCATGGAGCAGAATATCCCATTTATCGCTGCTATTCCCTTTCTAGGTCAAGAAAGGATGTGGCCTAGCGAATCGAAAATTCGTTACCAATATCTTCTTAAGCATGCGGAAGATGTAGTTTATGTGTGTGATCCAGGCTACGCTCCTTGGAAAATGCAAGTACGAAATAAATGGATGGTGGACCATTCCGATCTTGTTTTAGCTTTATGGAATGGTACCGAAGGCGGTACAGCAAATTGTATTGAATACGCTCAATCGCAAAACAAGCCAATTAACAACCTCTGGAGTCAATTTGAAGCACCTAGTAATCCCTGATTGTCAAGTACGTCCAGGTGACAACCTCACCTTCCTGAATCGAATTGGTCAATACATTGTAGATAAGAAACCTGACACTATTGTGTGTCTTGGGGACTTTGCTGATATGCCCTCTTTAAGCTCCTATGACAGGGGTAAGAAGGCATTTGAGGGTCGTAGGTACAAGAATGACATTGAAGCTAGCCATGAGGCTATGTCGGCCCTTCTTGAGCCTCTTGTAGACTATAATGCTCAACAACGTAGGAATGGGAAGAAGACATACCGTCCGCGTATGGTTCTTACCCTAGGTAATCATGAAGAACGTATCAACCGTGCCACGAATGACGATGCAAAGCTCGAAGGAGTTCTTAGCATTGATGACCTTGCTTATCAAGGTTTTGGTTGGGAAGTTTACCCCTTCTTGGAAATTGTGGTGGTGGATGGAATTGCCTACAGCCACTATTTCGTCACTGGGATTGCTGGTCGTCCTGCTTCTTCAGCGAATGCTCAGCTAAACAAGCAACACATGAGCTGTGTCGCAGGTCATCAACAAGGCTTACAGATTGCTACAGCTACCCGATCTGATGGTGTGGCACTTACTGGCATCATTGCTGGTTCTTGCTATGAACACGATGAAGACTATCTTGGCTTCCAAGGTAATCGACACTGGCGTGGCGTCTTGATGCTCCATGAAATCAAAGATGGTGCATTTGATCTGATGCCTGTAAGTTTGAACTATCTGGAACGCAAATATGCTTAATTTCAATACTTATCAGAGTGAGGCACTGAGTCTCCGAATGGAGACAGCTACTCCTGAGTATTGTTTACACGGTCTGAGTGGGGAGGCTGGAGAAGTGGCCTCTCTCCGTGCTAAGGGTATTCGAGATGGTATCCCTTATGACTACGATCAGAAGATGAAGAAAGAATTGGGGGATGTTCTATGGTTTATCGCTGCTATTGCAGCAGATCATGGATTTACTCTGGAAGATGTGGCACGAGCTAACCTTCTGAAGTTGTTCTCCCGTAAAGCAAACAACACATTAGGAGGTAGTGGAGATAATCGATGAGTAAATCAGAATTCAAAACACAGTTTGGAGAAAATGTTTTTCGTTTAAAGTACAGTCAGGGGCCAGCAGATACTTGGGCTAAACTGGCTGAGCGTCTTGTGGACGATGTATGTGGTACTCGCTTCGGTACGCTTACACCTCTCATGTCAAAAGAGGATCGACGGGATTTGGTGGAGATTATCCGAACGTTTAAGTTCATCCCTGGTGGACGATATCTTTACTATGCTGGAAGGCCATACAAGGCTTATAATAACTGCTATCTCCTACGAGCAGAAGAAGACACTCGGGAAGAATGGAGCGCATTAACCTGGAGGGCTATGTCATGCCTCATGACTGGTGGAGGAATTGGTGCTGATTACTCGCTTCTCAGACCCGCAGGGAAGGCTCTTGGTAGGACTGGAGGCACTGCATCAGGACCTATCCCTCTCATGTATGCCATTAACGAAATTGGCAGAAACGTTATGCAAGGAGGATCTCGAAGATCTGCAATCTACGCTAGCCTTAATTGGGAACACGAAGACATCTATTCGTTCCTTAGTGCAAAGAATTGGAGCCCGGCGATCCGGCAGCTAAAGGAACAAGATTTCAACTTCCCTGGTGCACTAGATATGACGAATATCTCAGTGAACTATGATGATGCTGCATTGGTTGGAGATCTTTCCAATAATGTCATCTTCAAACAGAATTGCCTACAAGCAATGATGACAGGGGAGCCGGGATTTAGTTTCAACTTTGGTGACAAACAGAATGAAACCTTGCGAAACGCATGTACAGAGGTTACAAGCGAAGATGATTCTGACGTATGCAATCTTGGTAGCGTCAATCTCGGCAATATCGAGACTCTGGAGGAATTCAGAGCCGTCGTCAGCCTTGCGAGCAAATTCCTTGTATGCGGAACATTGCGTGCGGATCTTCCTTATGAGAAAGTCTATAAAGTTCGTGAACAGAATCGCCGTCTCGGACTTGGGCTTATGGGAATTCACGAATGGCTCCTCAAGCGTTCCAAGAGGTATGAAGTCGATAACGAATTCAAAGAATGGTTAAAGATCTATGAATCAGAATCAGAAAAATCAGCAAACGAACATTGTGATCGTTTCTATCTTAGCCGCCCTGTGGGCTATCGAGCGATTGCTCCAACTGGCTCCATCGGAATCCTTGCTGGAACTACAACAGGAATCGAACCTCTATTTGCAGTCGCTTACAAGCGTCGATTCCTAACTGAAGGGACTAAATGGAAGTATCAATACGTAGTTGATGGAGCTGCACAAGCTTTGATTGATCAGCTAGGTGTTGATCCTGATAAGATTGAAACAGCTCTTGACCTAAGTAACAACTATGAACAACGAATCAAGTTCCAAGCGGACATTCAAGATTACGTTGACATGTCAATCTCATCAACCATTAACCTTCCTTCTTGGGGATCCGAGCATAACAATGAAGCAAAGGTTGACAGTTTTACAGCTACTCTTGCGAAGTATGCTCCAAGGCTCCGAGGATTCACATGTTACCCAGATGGAAGTCGAGGTGGTCAACCAATGACGTCAGTTCCATACGCAGAAGCGATTAAACATCGTGATGCTATATATGACGAAGTAGTTGATATCTGTGACCTCACCAAGGGTGGGACATGCGGTATCTGAGCTAGAAAAACAAAAAGCCCCTAGGGAACTTCCTGTTAGTCAGGTTGTCCTCTAGGGGCTATTTTTTTGTCCTAAAGCAAGGTGCTCCAAGACTCTTGGAAATATACTTGTTTAGTGGGGGTTTCGTTGTTTCCACAACCCAGTAAAGCGCAACAAAGGATGGTCACTAAGAACTTATACAACATTCACCCAATACAAGGCTTCTTTGTTTGGACGGGCACCAGGATAACCTAATGATGTAAAGTATTTATACCACATAACATCAATCTGTGATACTGCAACGCCTTGACTCACTAAAAACTCCTTTTGAGCTTGATTTAGATTACGTGAAACGGCTCCACGAGCAAGTAAGAAATCCAAGAACATCTCTTGGAGAGTCCCCGTATACCCCAAACTTCGTAATTTATTATACTTATCCGTCAGCATTCCACCTCCAACAGTGAAAACTGGTGGGATGACCGTCCCAACAGTAATCGTGCTAGGTGGTGATACAACTCCTTTATCTACTCCGTCTTCATAAAGACGATATGTAAAAGTGTAAGCACCATCCGCTGCTCCGATTAACGAAAAATTACCATTCTCTTCAGCTCTAAAGACTCCAGAGCTTGGTATGGTAATTAAAACCCAACGATATTCTTTAGCAGCATCGGCTGGGAGGGAAAGATCATTATACAAGGGGCTAGGTCCATCCGTCCCTGTACTAGAAATAGCATCCCCTCTAATCCCATGTCCTGGATAGGCGGAGGACAACCATCCCCCGCTTACCAGCTCACTTGTATCAGTTATCCAGCTCATACTGCCGCCTTAGTTGGCATCCTATAGTGACCAGCGGTGGTTAACCAATCCGATTTATACGAAGTACCAGAGACTAATACACCATCTGTAAAGGAAACAATCCCAGAAGCATCGGTAGATAATCCAGTTTTTCGTACCACCAAAGCCCCAGTAGTATTATCGTACAACGTATAATGCGTCAACGCAAGACTAGCTAAGATAGTACCAGTATTATCCTTTAGTGGTTCACTACTGAATGTAATACTACCACCAGCCGTAACAGTAAAACTAGCCGAACTGCTGACACTAGATTGATTAGCAGCAGCATCTTCATGCATATAATGCATGTATCTGGTTCCAGCAGTTACTCCACCACTAACTATTGTCTGTACCCCAGTAGCGCTCACCGCCTGGCTGACCACTCGCAGCGCTGCGGCTCCAGTGTGATCCTGGCCAGCCTTGACCTGGGCCGCGCTGGGCGATGTGGCGCTGGCCGTGGCGACGGCGTACAACGTGCCGTTGCCTTTGTCGGTGGTGACGCCGCCAGAGCACACCAGGGAACCGCCAGTGCCGGTGGGGCTGGTCAGCACCGGTGCTGTGGTGCCAAACGTCGGGTCCGCCCGGTCGGCGGTGCCCGTGACGCTGACGTTGGTTCCAACCGATGGTGTCGTGCCGCCAGACAGGCTGTTGTAATAGATCAGCGTTCCGGCTTGTATAGATGACGGCGCCGTGCCGCCGTGCATCGAAGCAAACTCACCACCAGTTGGTGATCCGCCGCGCCACCACGCAATGCGCGCCAGGTCGCCGTCCCAGTTGCGGTCACCGCCATTTCGGTTGCCCCACCGAAGGGCTGTAGAGCCATCTGTGTTGGCCGTGCCAGATGGTGCCGTCTGTTCGGTGACCGTTACGCTAACGCCGTCGATGTAGATCAGCGGGTCGTTTGCTGTGCTCGAAGGGTCATAGTCAAAGCCAACCGAATGGAACGCCCCGCTCGCCGGGGCGGCGGCTCTCCATATAGCCGTGCTGCCACTCCAGAGGTACTGGAAAAGCAGTTCAGACGTACCGCTGTCGTAGTAGAAAGCACAGTTTGAGGCCCCAATCTCGCAGATGCGGCCAAACCCACCACCGCCGTTGCCATTGCGCAGTGCGAAGGCAAACACAGCGATTCTTGCGGATGGCGTTAGGTTGACAGTCGCAACAATCGCGTCGGTGCTGCCAACGCCACGAGTAGATCCAAAGCCGCGAGCCATTAGTTACCCTCCGAGTTTGCCGCGATCAGTTTCGCGGACCAGTTGTCATATGCCGTGTAGGTGCCCTGCGCCCACACAACTGAGAATTTGCTGTTTGCATTGCGTGGGCTGAATGGCCGGTAGTTGTCCTGCCCACTGGCCGTGCCGGTTGACAGGTCACGCACCTTTGCCCACGTTGCGCCGCTGTCAGGCGAACGCCACTTCTGCATTTCATAGACCCCTGTCGCAACCTCACGCGACAGGTACACCGCATCAACATCGCTGCGGTCGTAGCACGCGCCGCCTGTGTAAAACGCCTCGGCTCCGTACAGGGATGTCCCTACGCTAGCGCCGGCAATATCGACAGGAGTCGTCCACGCGCTGCCATTCCAGCGCGATGCCATCATGCGGATGTTTGTTCCGTTGTTGCTCGGGTACTTGGTGAACAGAGCGCAGGGGTTGCCGCCGCCATCGATGGCAATATCCCAAGACCAGGCGCGCTGGCTTGACCCGTCATAGACCAGCGTCCCGGCTGTCGGGTCAAATGGCAGCGGGTCGGTTATCTGCGTGCCGTCGCTCTTGTAGAACCGCAGAGCACCATCACCGACGTGCCACTTGGCATAGAAGTGATAGATGGAAGACGCGGCCTGCACGGGGTGCGTGGACGACATGAGGAAATGCACCTCATCGGTCCCCTTGTACGTGCTGACGGCATACGGGATGCCGGTCGCACCTGAAGGCCGGCAGAACTCCACCCAACTGCCCCAGGTGCCGCCCTCGTCGCCACTGACGTTGTAGACGTGCGTCCGCTTTCCTGTGTCGATGACGCACCGCGAGAAGAGAACCAGCTTGTTCGGGCCGGTCAGCAGTCGAGGGTTGACGTAAACGCATGGGTATGGAGTCACCGGCGTGGTCAGAACGCCGTCCCAAGCTGCGACTGAGTTGGCTGCCGAGCTGTACCGATAGCGCACCCATGTGTCGGGGTTCGTGCAGTAGAACGCGAGCAACCGCCCATCGGACACCGGCACCAGCGCAGGGCACATATGGTCGTCACCGGACCCAGAGGTCGTGATCGTGCCGGTGGTGATTGCATCGGTTGCGTGGTCGAACTTTGCTGCGCGCATGTGCCCACTGCCACCGCCGCCAGCATTGAACGCGGTATAGGTCGCCCCGTTGTGGACAATGGCGCGCTCGTCGTTGTACCAAGTCCACCCACCAGCGGCCACGAGGTCAAACTCGACGGGCGCAGGAATTGTACCCGTGCGCCCTCCGTACACATCCATACCACTTAAAACGGTGTAGATGTCTGTAATTGGAAATCCCATGTTAATGTCCGTTCTTTCTCAAATATTCATCGATTGCCACACTCTTACCCCACGGCAGCGGCAGCCCGTAGAAGCCGTGCCCGGCGTGGCCGTGTGTCAGGTGATAGCCAGCCTCGAAATACTCGCGCTCGCCGGCTGCATACAGCGGATCAAGCGGCGCATCGGTAGGCAGCGCCTGGGTCATCAGCGTGACACCCTCATGGCTCGATCCGCACACCATCCTGCCAGGGCCAAAACCAACTGCCGTCGGATAGCCAGGGGTCAGCCACGGCAGCCCGACACGCGGGCCAGCCTTTGATCCCCACAGGTACTGGATCTCCTTGCCATCTGGCGCGAACAGGTGCGGGTAGCCGTAGCCGATCTTCGACCATGTGCACACGCCGACCATGCCGCGTGGGCCGAAGCCGCCTTCGCTGACGGCCAACTTCACATACATGCTGTTGTTGTCGATCCACGGCGACAGGTCGCGGAACACCGTGACTGCGCCGGATGCGATGTCCAGCTTCCAGACCTTCTTCGCGCCCCGGCTGCCGACGTAGAGCGTGCCGTCCAGAATGAACAGCCCTTCAGGCGCCTGGAACGGGTATGCGCGCTTGAACTCAGCGGTCGTGGCGTCATAGACCGCGACACGGTTTGACGTGCGCTCGCTGACCCACAGTTCACCATCGGCGCACACCACATCCCAAGGCTGGCCGAGCCCGGTCAGGAACTCGGTGACCTTGGTTCGCTCGTAGGCAAAGTGCGTGTCATGCGGGAACTCACAGCGAATGACGCGAAGGTTGAGCATGTCCGACAGGAACATCACCATGCCGCCGCCGACCGGGTGCGGGATCATGCCGCGCTCGCGTGGATCAGGAGACGGCTCGCCAGCATTGAGCCCACCCGTCCGGCGCATGTCCCACGCCATGCCCCACAACTCATTGAAGCCACGGCGCTCTGGCGGGATTGCTGACCAGTCGCCGACAAGCTCAAGCTCAGGGGTGTCGCCCCAGTAAGTCGGCGGCGTCTTGTGCCGATAGCCGACCATCGTGATGACCGTGCCGTTCTGCCGAATCTTGCCGGCACGCCACGGGTCGCAGAAGTACACATTGCCGACGAAGCCAATCCCGACTGGAGCGGCCGTGCCGACTTCAAGGTGCGTCGGCATGACCACCGACCCAACACCACGCGGCCCATCAAGCAGCGGCAGTTTCGGTATCTTGTCGGTCAGGTCGCTCCAGAAGTACGGCATGCGGTTGGCCGTTGTCCAGATGCCAGCCTTGCTGACGGCAGGCCGGTAGTTGTCGTCTGGCCGGCACACTGCCAACTGCGTCTGGATCAGTTTCTCCCTGGCCGGGATGGTCGAAAACGGCGGCATCTCTCGAGGCGCCAGCGGCACAGACACGGGCGCATAAACGGCGGGCACCATCGCGTGATGGGCAATCGTCTGAGTGCCTGCGATGGGATGCACAAGGCCATAGCTTGCAGTGAACACCGGCATAGTGGCTTGCGGCTGCGCTGTGGCACCCTTCTGCACGTACACCGACATGGCCGGCACGCTCCACGAGTCGGCGCCCAGCAAGCCCAGTTCATACCAGCCCTCGGCGGTGCTGCTTGCGTCGAAACTGAACACCACTTCACGCGATCCGGCGACAGGCGTTGCGCTGGCGACAGCCAGGCCGTTCATCGTCAGCGTCAGCGGCACGGGATCGAGCGCAGGCGCCGCAACCATGTCAGCCACGCGCACGATGACGGTTTGCAGCGGCGCCGCCTTCAGCGTGCGCAGAGTCTGGAAGCGGTCATAGCGCCCGCCGTAGTACCAGCCGACGAAGTACAGCATCCGAGCCGGGTTAATGATTTGCTTTTTGATACTCCCTAAGGGTACACTTGGGGGCGTCACTGGGATAGGGGGAGGGACGATAACAGGAGGAGGATCGATAGGTGTACTCACTACACCTAGAGCCTCTACTTGTGAAGCAATCACCCTCAATTGCTCCGCAATAGTTGTATAAGCATTGTTAGGCATCTGTATAATGATTCAGCACTTAGCTTTCTTCATCCCTTTCTTCTCAGCCTTCTTAAAGGACTTAGACTCTTTCTTCTCGTGTTTCTTACCGCCAGACTTACCAGTCTTTGATTCCTTCATACCTTCTTTGAAGCCATTCTTAGCCATTGCGTTTCCTTTTATCATATTGGTTCATTGCACGATTCTTAGATTTACTCATTACACCTAAGTTCTTAGCAGACATATCCCTAGTGTTATGGTTGCGATGATCGACATCCTTACCATCACCCTTCCGAACTTTCCCTTGTTTCTCCATCTTAGCCCGAGCAGCGTTACGTTCAGCACGCCTACGCTTTTGTTCGGGAGACGAGTTGTACGCCCGTTGACGCACGCTGTCGGCCTTGGCGCCCCTCTTGTATTCCCCTTTTTGCGGCAT